CTCAATCTAACATGGATGCAGCTAATGTAACTCTTAGAGATACCAATAAAGCTAATGCTGAAGCTCCATCCGACCAACAGTCTGCAGCTCCTGGTAAACGTACTACTAATAGTGGTATGGTTAAGGAGTATGTTAATGGTGGTCCTAAAGATGGTAACGTGTCTATCGAAGAGTGGAACAAAATGAGCAAAGATGATAAGTACAGTCTAATCTATAAATTAGCTCAAAATGCAGGAGACCCTATGCCAGAGGTGACAGCTGCTCAATGGGCTATTGAGAGTGGATTTGGTAAACAAATGACAGGCTCTTGGAATATGTTTGGGCAGACTACTAAGAGTAAAGATGGTGCCCGAATTGCAACTCCAAGAGATCCTAGTGGAGGCTCTAAAACTTTTGCTAACTATGATAACCTCCAAGACTCTATTACAGCTCACGTTAAAAAATGGTCTCCAAAATACAAAGATGCAAAGACTCCTGAGGAAGCCTTAATGATGATTCAAAATTATGGGGGCAAAGGAAGATATGCAGAAGGATACCCAACAAAAGAATTCCCAGAAGGAGATTGGAAATCCTATGTAACAAATACAAATAAGATAATAGAACAGCAAAAACCTAAACTTAAATTAGGTGCTGCTAATACACCAGCCCCTGTAAAAGATCCTAACGCTGGATTTAAATTGGTAAGTGAGCCTGGATACATGGGATCTATTAGAACTTTTTATTATAATGAAAAAACTGGAGAAAGGAGAAATAACCCATTAAGTGATGCTGAGCAACAAGCTGCTTTTGAGGCTAAACAAAATCAAGATGCTAATGTTAGAAACATTGGATTAGGTGTAGGTATGGCAGTACCAGCTGGACTTAGAGCTATAGGTATGAATATATTAGGAAGAGGTGCTCAGCAATTGTTGCCTAACCCAAACACTGGGGTATCAAAGCCTGGACCATTGCCAGGTTTAGGTGGTCAGCCATTTGCTAAACCAGGAACTGGGGTTGCACCGTATACAGGACCTGGGACTGGAGTAGGATCATTCACTGGTAACATGGGTAGACCTGGACAAGCTTATGATGCTGTTCCAGTAAGTGGGGTGGGCCCATATCTAGGTAAAACTAGACCACCTATTACAATAGATGTTCCTGCACTTGGGGCACCTAAAGTTGGGTTTCCACCTGCATCATTGCTAAGACCAGAGATGCCAGACAATACTGGTCAAAGAGCTGCTGAGTTTATTCCAACTCCATTCGGTGTAACTCCTGCCGCAACTGTTAACCCAACTCCTGTAGTAGTAGATCCAGGAACAGAAGGGCCATTTCCTGGGGATGGGTATTTTCCTCCTGAAGTAGTCGTTGATAAAAAAGAAGATGTAATTCCTAAAGAGGAAGACCTTGTAAAAAAAGATGATAAAAAAGAAGGAGATAAAACTATTCCTCCAAGAAACAGAAGAATTAACGGGGCCCTACTTGCAGGGTTAGGTCAACTTCTTCCTGTAGGGTATGCATTGTTTAAGGGATACAAGACTGATGGCAAACTTGAGAGAATGAAGGGTGCAGGTAATGTTGGATCTACTAGTGTTAAAGGAGCTATTTTACCTAGAGTAAATATGAATGCTGAAAGGTCAGCTGTTGAAAGAAACACTGTTGCTATTAAGAATGCTATTCAAAATCAAAATGCTGGTCCTGGAGGCATAGCTGCTATGATGGCAGCTAACAGCAAGCAAAATCAACAAGGTCTTGAAATAGCTAACCAAGAGCAAAGAGCTAATAGAGAATTAGCTGGAGAAGAAGCTAGACTTGGAATGCAAGCATCTATGGCTAATGCAGAGATGGCTCAAAGAGCTAACATGGCTAATGTTCAAAATCAACTTGCAGTTAACCAAAGTAATCTTGAAGCTGGCAACCAAGAAGCTAGACTAAAGATTGATGAGAAAAGATATAAAGATGAAAGAACTTTAGGAGTTTTGGATACTGCATCAGGACGTATTGCTAATATCTACAAAGATTACAAAAGCTATGAAGCTCAAGAAAGACTAGCTAATGCTATGGATGATGCTGGTTCTTATAAACGATTTGAATATTATGAAGACTTGAAAAAACAAGCTAAAGATAAAGACTCTGAGTTTTATGGTAAAACAGATAAAGAGCTTAGAGATTATTCAGCTAAGCAGTATAATGACTACATAGGTACAGCTAAAACTGGAGGAATTAGAAAAACTAGAAAATACACTTCTCGTTTAGGTGAATTGTCAAAGGGTAAAAAAACATTTAATATCTAGTAAGTATGCCGTACAAATGGAATGAATATGTAAGTACTTACGTAGATCCTCAATCAGTAAAAATATCTGAAACTCTACGTAATAGATTTGTAGAAAATTTTAAAGCTAATGATGAATTAACTTTATCTGTTGATCAGATGAAAGCCGCTCTTCCTTTTGAAAATGATATCAAAAGAAAGAACGAGCTACAAGAGAAGATTAACACCACTCTTGAAGGTTTATCTACTAGAGGGGATTATGAAAATCTAGGTTTTGCTGTGCATAGGGCATCTAAAGAGTTTGCTCAAGCTTACTCCCCAATCAAAGAAAACTACGAAAGATATCAAGCAGCTCTTACAAGCATTGATGAGCAATATAAAAAAGGAGACATTAACTCTGAGCAATATAACAAGTCCTCCTCTTACATTACTAAAGGGTATACAGGATTTCAGATAGATCCTGCTACAGGTAGGGCAAAAGCTGGAACAATGTTTTCTGCTCCTACTATTGTAAGAGATCCTAAAATAATGGATCTCATTGCTAAAAGACTTGAAATTCTTCAGATGAAGAAAAGAGGATATGAGGAAGGGAGTATAGTTACAGATGAGAACGGAACATACAAACGTAAAATAGGAGCTTACACAGAAGAAATACCAGAAGCAGATGTAATGCAGGTGTACAACGCTGTTATTCAAGAACCAGATGTAGCTGCTTATGTTTCTCAGATGGCAGATATGAAAACTCATGAAGCTAATACAAGTGGGCAGACTCCTGTAATTCTTGCAGCTGAAAAACAAAAGTATCAAGAAAAGATGGCTGAGTTGCAAACTCAAGCTGGATTAGAAACTGACAAAGCAAAGAAAGCTCAATACCAAACTGCTATTACTGCACTTACAGATGCTAGTGCTAAAATAGATGCAGCTATGCAAGACCCAGCACTTGCTAGTGACTTAATGAGAGAAGGATATAGATCAGAGATACTTAGCCCAGTAGAAGAATATGCAATGAAGAAAGCTGGTTTGTTTACTTACAAAGAAGAATCTGGAATTACTGGATGGGGTGGAGATGGAGATGGAAGTGGTGGGGGTGGAGCATCGTCAATGGTTTCACTTTATAACTACGATATGGTTAGAGCTGATATGGATGTATCTGGCATTGATCATAAGAGTAAGATGCAATATGCTGCTGCAACTGATCAACAGATTGCATCTATTACTAAAGAGATTGCTGACCATCCAGAATATTCTGATGAAATTAAAGGTAACTTAAATAGCACTCTTAACACTCTGATTAATAATAAGTCTAGAGTTCAGGCTCAGATGAAAGAGGCAGCTGATTCTGCAGTAAGCTTGGCTGATCTTCAAACAATAGATTCTAAAATAACAGGAATAGTTAAAGCTATGTTTCCATCTTACTCTTCTGGAGATGTTTATACTGAGGTTCAGAAAATATTTGACAACACTGGTGATCAAGATTATATAAATTTTCAATCAAATTTTGATAAGCAATATGGTCAAGGTGCTTTTGAAGAACACATGGCTAAGAACTATAAGCCTTCAAACTCTTCACCTGGATATTCTCCAGTACCAGGAGGTTCAAATTATGCAACAAGTGATATGACTACCGAACAAAGAAAGCTGTATTATAACGGATATGCATCTACTCCAGAACAAGTATTGAATAAGTTTAATAATAGCCTTCAATCAAAAGTAAATGCAAAGTATGCAGAAATTAAAGAGTCTGCTGCATACAACATGGGATTGATTGAAACTGGTATGGGTAAGAAGACAGATGTCTCAACTACCAAAGCAGCACATGCTTTCTTTGAAGGGCAAAGTGGAAGAGCAGTAATGCCAGAAGAGATTGTGACAGTTATGTTACCAGATGGCAGTGTTAAACAACTTAATGGAGGTTCACCAGAGTTATCGGGATATCAGATTGTAAGATCAGGATGGAGACCAGGAAATAACTCATGGAAACTTAATCTTGTAAAAAAAGGTACTGGAGATGATGAAATAACGATGACTGCTATCTATGATGGAAATCAAATTAAGAATGAAGGATTAAATGCCGCTATCAACAATCCTGAGGTAAGATTTGGTGCTCTTGTAATGCAACAAAGATCTATGCAACCTGGAGTACCTAGAACTTTAAATACTGTTAAGATTAATAACGAATCCGTATTAATTAATATTTACAGCAGGGGGGATGACTCTCCGTATATTTCCATCACATATCCAGATGGCACTCCTTATTTAAAAACGGATAAGGATAAAGGTACAGCCACTAAACATAATTTAGATGAGCCCGCTATTAAAGGTCTTATTGGTAGTGGACTTGTAACAGGCTTTTAAATTTAGAATAGAATTAACGAATGGCTGAAGAAAATCCATACCTAGCACAGATTGCTAAAAACTCAGGTCTTACTACTGAAGCAGTAGATTCTGATAATCCATATATCAAACAAGCTCAGATTAATGCTGGTAAACCTATAGAGTATAAAATTGCTCCAGACAAATTCATGTCTGGACTGGAGCAGGCTTCTAGTACAATAAATGTTACTAATAGATATAGTGACGCTCTTGCAAATTATGCCGATTATGACGTAGGTTTAAATCCATTTGGTGAGGACTGGAATGAAATCCGTGCAAAGAACCAAGGAGTTGGAGAGAAGATAGGAAGAGGACTTCTCAAAATGGGAGCTACAATGAGTGGGGCCATTGCAGAAAATACTATTGGAATATTCTCAGGTTTAGCTTCTATGGCTAGTGGGGGTACTTATGCAGATAATGCTGTCGGTAGGTCAGTAGATGAAATGAATGAATGGATGGCTGAAAACCTTCCACACTATTACACTCAGAAAGAACAAGACCCAGATAGAGATGTATTAGATGCTTTGGGAACTGCTAACTTCTGGACTGATAAGTTTGCTAATGGCTTAGGTTATTCATTAGGATCTCTAGCAACCGTATGGTTAACTGGAGGTACTGGTATGATTAGCAAAGGAGTAGGATTAGTTGGTAAAGGGATAGCTACTTTTGGGGAAGCAGCTGCCATTGGCAAAGTTGCAACCACTGGTGAAAAGCTTAAGAAGATTTATGAAGCCTCTAAGATGATTAAAACTGGGGCTAAGTTATCAGATGATGTAGCAGGTGCTGCTAAAATGGCTAGAGGATTAAATGCTGCTAAACATTTAGAAGTAGGAGCAATGATGTCTCTTGCTGAATCATCAGTAGAAGCTAGAGAAAAGTCTAAGTCATTTATTCGAGAGAGTTTTGATGCTTGGGAAGAAGCTAATCCTGGGAAGTCTGCTAAACAAGACATGACTTCTGAGGAAAGACAAGCAATCTTGGACAGTGCAAGAGCTGTGGAGAATAGCACATTTGCATTAAATATGGCTGTTCTCATGCCTACTAACTTGTTTGCTTTTGGAAGCATGTTAGGTGGTTCTAAGAAATTAGCAGGAATGCCTATCGGGGAAAGCATGACCGAAGACATCATAGAACAGGGAGGCAAGTATGTACTTAAAACCCCTAATACTGCTTTTGGTAAAACACTTGCTAAGGCTAATAAATTTGTTAGTCCTGTTTATAAAAATTCTTTAAACGAAGCATTCCAAGAAGGAGCACAGTATGCAATTGGTGTGGGAGCTAGTGAATACTTTAAAAATAAGTTTGCTACTGGGAGTGGAGATTTTGCAGAGGCAATTACTAAAGGATTAAGTGAAACCTTTGGAAGTGCAGACGGTATGGAAAGCATGCTGCTTGGAGCTCTTACTGGTGGAGCAATGGGTGCAGCTAGTACCACATTTGGAGCCGAGTCTGCTAAAAGAAAGAACCTTGCTGCTAATACAGAGAGACTTTTAAATATTAAAAATAGTGCAGCATTTACAGACCTTCTAGCAAATGCTGAACAGAATGATGAAAGCTTAAGAACTATTAGTGCTATTACAGCGGCTAATGCAGTAGGTAACTACAAGCTTGCTAACGAACTTAGAAAGCAACTAATTGCTGGCAGAGCTGCTAAGTTACAAGCCTTAGATGCAGAGGACCTTGGACTTGAAGAATTCGACGATCTTGAAAAGATGTCTGAGGAAGAGTTCATGAAACGTACTGGTTACGATACTAGTAAGACAGAAGACGGAAGACTTAAATCTACATTCTCAGAACAGAGTGGAGGAAAAAGCCATGTCGAAGTTATTCAAAACTTAAAACAAGAATACAATAAAGCATCTAAGCTTAATAGAGACTTGGATGATATTATCCAAAGAGTTAATCCTATTAAGACTGGTTTACCTGGTCTATTTCAAGGTAAAGAGCAAAAGCAGGCTGACGCTACTCAAAGGTTATACAACCAACGGTTGAAGTCTATTATGATGCAGCACATGGTTAGCATCGACACTAGGGATGAAGAGATTAATTCTAGCATTGACGAACTTAGAAGACTATCTCCAGAGGGGCCAGACTCATTTGCAACTATAAATAAAGATGATATTCTTGCTCTTGTAAAAAAGAACAAGATTACTGTATCTGCTGCAGGGGAGATACAATTCCCTAAATCTATAGTTAGCACAACACTTAGTGATACTGCTTCAGAAGAGGCAAAAGCTAAACAAAAAGAAGAAGAACAATCTCCAGAAGGACAAAGGAAGAAGAAAGACGAAGATGAAGAGAATAAGATTCTTAGCAAACTTGAGAGGTCACTAAAGTATGCTGATAACCTTAACCCTATTGATAAAATAAAATTCATGAATGAGTTGCAAAACTTATTCTCTGGATTGCAAATGAGAGAGGAGTCTATAGCTGCATTTGATGAGCTTATGCTATCTCCAGAAAAAAGAGATTTGGCTATACTGGCTAAACAGGGGGCTAAAGCACAAGCTAAAGTTGCTAATGATAACAAAGATGCTAGTGTAGCTATAGATGAGGCACGATCTACTGCAGACTTAGATTCTCTTGTTAATGCCGACAATCTTAGTCCAGAACTTAGAGAAAGGCTTCTTAAAAAATATAAAGAACTTCAAGAGGTAGAAGACAGATATGTGGAAGACTACAATGATCTTCCAGATGCTGTACTTAAAGATATGTTAGATGGTATTGAGGAACTTAAAGATCAAGATCCTCAAAAAGCTATAGCCATTCTTAGAGTTGTGGCAGATAGAACTGGAGAGACTACAGCTCAAAAAGAAGCAAGAGCCAATGCTCCTCAGACTGAAAGACAAAAGAGAGCTGCAGAAGCCGCAGCCGCAGCTGTAGCTGGATTTAAAACTTCTGATGGCAATAGTCCAAATGCTAAACAGTATGTAAACGCCATCAGGGTTACCAGCAGTGATAACAGGAATGTCATAGTTAACGGAGTTCCTTATAGGAATAACAGCATCAATATTATGGATGCTGTTAAAACTAATGAGGCAGCAATTAACGACGAAGGATTGGTTCCAGTTATTTCAGTAACACTTATAAATAAAGAAGGGCAAACAGTTATATTCACAGTAGAGAAGGATCCTATTCTAACACAAGAGCTTGCTGAGATTATAATGATGGGTTATATCTCTGAGGGCACAGCTGATACTGTGAACATGACTCTAGAGCAAGCTGAGGCCAAAGCAAAAGATATACTAAATGTATCTATCAAAGTAGAAGAGCCTAAGCTTAAGAAAAGGATAGATATAGATCCAATTGAAGCTTCCCCAGCACTGTATGACTATGCAGCAAAAGAAACACAGAAATTTCTAAATGGATTGTTTCAGGCTAAAAAACTTTTAGAAGAAGCATACAAAAGAAGTAACCAGCCTGAATCAGCACTTACCTCTAATGAAGTTTACAATGACATAATAGCTTTAATTGAAATCTACAATAAGAAGAGAGAGGAACTTGAAAGATTACGTAGAGAGATGCTAGGTATGACTAGTGAGGGAGATCCTAATGCTAAAGCTACAGATATAAATCCACAAGATGCTGTAGATATTGCTAATGAAATTGGGAAACTTAAAGAAGAAGCTGATAACCTAGAGTATAGTATACATAAATTAAAAAATAAGATTGAGGGGTATAAAAGAGTTCAAGACCCTACTATCCTTACAGCAGAAGCACCCTCATTTGAGGAGATGCAAAAGTTAATAGATGCAGAACAAGACAAACTTGAAGAGGCATTAATTCGATTAGAGTTAGTTAATGCACAAATTGCTAAACTACAAGAACAAATAACAGCACAAAATGAAGCTAGAGAATCAAGTGAGACTGGCCAAGACTTACAAAATGCCCAAGAACCTACGGGATCTGCTGAGGAACAAGGAAATAACGGAGAGACTGAGGGAAATGCTGAAGCACCTACGTCAGAAGAATTAGACATTAATGAAGATGATGAGGACTATGTGGATCCAACAGATCTAGAAGGCCTTTACTCTAATGAGGTAGATGATATTGATGAAGAAGATGATGTAACAATTCAAGTAGATTTTAAAACTGAGGAAGAAGAACCTACTGAAGATATCATCGATGAAGACAATATTACTCGTGAGCCTGCAAAAGAATCTGTAGATGAGGAAGAAGAAGTAGGAAGTGAACATGCTGGGGAGATAGATGCTCGTCTTGTAAAGAATGAGTACAAAACTACTGACGACTACAATAATGTAATAGTAGATACTGATGGAGCACCATTAGCTAATCCTAAGTATAAGCAGCAAGTAAATGTCGATACAGGTAAGACTATTGAAATGACTCCCGAGCTTCTAACATCTAGTGTTGATTCTAGTGTAAGCACAGAGGTAATATTTGAAGTACGTACTGATACTGTCTATTGGGAAGGTATAAAAGATAGCATCCCTGCTAATAAGCATTGGGAAAAGGTCCCAATATTCGTAGGAATAAGAATGCCTAATGGCAAGGTGAGAAGAGTTGGTATGCTTGAAGGCTATGCTCCAGGTAAACCAGAGTCTAACGTAAGCCGTGAGGATATCTACAATAATTACCTACAAGGTAAAAAGACGACTAGTACTATCGCTGGTAAAAGATTTAACTCTCAGAATATTGCAAATGCAGTAGATGAAGATGGGAATAGATTCTTTTATAATCCATTTGCAGAAGGGGTTCCTACTATAGCCATAGCTCGTATAGAAAGAGATAGTGGTGCAGGTAAGTACGAAGTGGCATTAAAAGGGGGCAACATTGAACCAGGAGACACCTTCCCAGACATAAAAGCATACCCTGAAGATTTAGGTAGAGTTGCAATGATTGTTAAAAGTCCTCTAGGAGGATTCCGACATCTTAGACTTACTACTAAGAACATGACTAAGGCTGGAGTTAATGCTGCAAAGCTGGCTCTTATGAATGGCCAGTCAGATATTTTGGAAGATCTTGTAGGTTTTAATTTAATTGCAGAGTTAGCAATAGGCCTGGAGAGAACTGACTTGATGTTCTCTTTACCAGTAGGACAAGAGAACTCAGAGAATAGAGAGAATACGTATGCCTTCTATTTACCTGAGGCTGAAAGCTATATTCGTATATCTGCACAAAATCTTTCTCTTGCATTAGCAGGTAAGAAGTTTGAATACGGCTTTGTAAAAGCTGAAAAAGGAGAGAAGGGTGGAATAAACTTTATCAAAAATGAAAGTAAGGAAGGTAAATGGAATCAGTATTCAAATAAAGTAATCAAAGCATTTGAAGGTGCTTTAATGGATAAAAAGTATCAAGTAAGTATAGAAAGACTTATAGCTAATGAGCCATTTGATTCCCCATTTATGAATGAGGAGAATGGGGAAAGAAAGAAATATACTAGCTATGTAGAATACTTGAGTGACCCTGAGGCTATCCCTGATATTGACTCTGAAGGTAACTCTTGGACTGGAATCATAGGCTCAGACATGTACCTCAATACAGATCGTAGTCCGTACTTTGACATTGGTCTTACCTATGGGCCTATGCTTGTAAATGGAAAACCTGTTAATTCTGCCGAAGAAGACATTTCAAATAAATCTGCCAAGGCCAATACTGAGTCTAAAGAAAAAGAAGAAAATGATGAGTACTCAGATGAGGATGATGACTACAATGAGATCAGTGATTCCGAACAAGAATTAGAAGATAACAATGAAATAGCAGAAGCTATTGGTGAGATAGAGGAGGAGCAAGATGAAGCTGCAGGATCTACTACAACTATGGAGGATCTTCTTAATTCTAAAGGTAAACTAAAAAATGAGGATGAGATAGAAGAGGATATAGAAGAAGATGATATCCCAGAAGAAGACAGAGATCTGTTAGACCCATTAGTCGGTAAACTTTTGGATATTAAAGAAAAAGAGTATAAGGGGATGTTTGAAGACCCTACCACTAAAGAAGAAACTCACTATAAAATACAGCCTGAGGGAACATCCACTACTAAGAAATTTAAACGTATTACTAGTTTCTCTTCTGAGCCATTTAATGGTACAGAAGAACAGAAAGTATCTTCTAGCAGAGCTGGTAATACCGTACACGATATTGTAGAGAAAGTCCTTATGGGGGATGACACTTATAGCCGTGGAGATAAAATGTCTCGTGTAGCATTCTTGGATCTTAAAAGCCAGATATCAAACATAAAACGACTGATAGACTCTAGAAAACAAAAAGTAATTTCTACTGAGATGATTGTCTACAGTGAAAGCTACGGAGATTTTGCTGGTAAGTTTGACGTTTTAGCTAGAGATAAGAAGACTGGAAAGTATTATCTTTACGACATAAAGACTGGCTCAGAGTCTGGGCTTGCAAATTATGAAAAAGGGTACACTGACCCACAAACTAAAAAAGTTTCTAAAAGCAAAAGAGATCAACACGGAACTCAGCTAAGCATGTATGCTTATGCACTAAGAGGTATAGGACTAGATAAAAAAGTAAAGGTTGAGATAACAGGAGCTAGTGTATTGTTTATACCAGTTAGATATGACAAGGCTGGATACATAGATAGAGTATCTAGTATGGCTGAGAAAAAGTTTACATTAAACTACGACATTAAAAAGTTGGTAAAGGGTGAAGTATCTTTCGAGCAGAAAAGAGCAACGACTAGCTCGGACCCAAGTATCAATAATGCAGGCAGTAAGAAAGCAAGCACTAAGGCTACTACTAAAAGTAAAACTGCTAAAGGTAAAGAAGTTGATAAGGAAAATAAAGAAGTTAAAAAGCAAGGTAAGGTGACTAAAGTATCTTTAACATCTGACTTATTAAATGCTGGAGAATCCAAAAGTGGTCCATCAGCAGGAGTAGACAAACAATTAGCAGACCTTAAAAAGTCTATTACTAAATCTGGGGGAATGGATGATGCAATGTTTATACAAATAGTAAAAGACACATTTGGCATCACCCTTACAGAAGAAGAATCTGACAAGCTGCAGAACGATGTGCTAGAAGGAATTTGTTAATAAAATACAGAAAATGACATTTTGCCCAAATAAATCTCTTCCTGAATGGAAGTCACTAGAAGAAGCTCAACCTGACAGAGCTTATAAATTATGGAATAAGTATAATGGGGAGGTGCCTTCTAAGTACTACTTCCCAAAAGAGTCTGATAAAAAAGATAGAGCTATTGCTTATTTATCCAAAATGTTTCCTGGAAAGGAGACTATCTTCTATGACTTTGCCAAAGAGATAGGTAATAAGACTCAGCATGGATATGTTGAGAACGGGGCAATTAATTTATGGACATCTGCTAAAGCTGGAACTGCATACCATGAAGCTTACCATTTGCTGTTTAGAACAATGTTATCTGAAGAACAGAGAAATGCTTTGTATAAAGATGCATCTAAACAATTTGGAGCACCTACTACTGCTGAGATTCAAAAAATTCAGAAAGAAGTACAAGAGTTATACGATACTTTAATCGGGGATGAAGAGGCTAGTAATCTAGTACTCGAAGAGAAGATGTCTGATGGATTCATGGAGCACATGCAGACTGAGGAAGAAAGTAGCAAGGGTATACTGGATAGACTAGCTAAATGGTTCAGAGACTTGTTCAGCTGGATAAAAGGAATAATATCCAATAAGCTGAGTCTTAGAGATGTGTATTCTCTTATGGAGACTACCAAAGCCAATGATACTTTCCTCGGTAGAGGAGTATTCAGGAACCCACAAGCTATGCAGAGTTCTTATAATCCGAGCATGCTTGTAGAGGGTATACCATCAGCCACTGTAGAGAAGATGGTACAAGGGCTTACCAATATGGCTATCGATGAAATTGAAAGTTGGGAGACACCTGATGTAAATAAGATCTTAGGAAGTAAGAAGGAAAGAACTAATGGGTCAATTGTGAATGGACTCTTGTATCAGATCTACAGTATAAAGGAAAAAACAACTATAGATAAAACAGATATACCTAAGATGTATAAAATGTTGTCATTAGAGACAAGACATACTAATGCCAAGATAAAGTACAATGCTCTTAAAAAACAAGATGCTAAAGCAGCCGAGGCATTTAAACCTGAGGTAGATGGGTATCTTTCAGACTTAGTTGAATATGCAAAGAAGAATGGAATCGTAATAAAGAAAAAGGTAATTAATCCTGATTCTTCTGACAGAGATAAATCAATAGCTCAAAGACAGATAGCTAGACGTAAGCAAGTTATAAATGTAATTACAAACTGGTACGGTAAAAATGATCTTCAAACTGGTAACACTTTGATCCCATCATGGAGAAAAATGGTACTTAATGGATTGGCTGCCGCCCAATACTCTGTTACAAAAGATGTTCTTGTAGCTAGCAACGAAGAAGGAGATGCTGAGACTGAAAAAGTTGAAGCACAGGATGCAGGTGTAGATGATAAAGACATTAGAGGAAGAAGCCACTTTGCCGACTCTCCAATGACTAAACTATCACAGAGAGCAAAGAATATTCTTAGACGTATACCTATTATAACTGGAGTAAAAGAAGGAGACAAGATAATATATAAAACCAAAAAGAATGAAGTGTTTACTAGTGAAAATGAATACTACAGTTTACCTTTTATATACAAACAGTTATCAGAGATATGTGCCGACACTTTAACTTTTGAAGAGATGGAGGCTAATCTTATAGAGAAATCTAAGCTTAGAACAGATCTTAAAAGTATAAATGAACGTATTCGTACGCTGTCTCATCAAGACAGAGCTACTTTGTATAATGCACTTGCTAATACTAACTCTGAATTTAAGTTAATTCTTTTTGGGGAGGATAGTAAAATAATAAATGCTAATAGTTCTAGCACTGAGAGCAGAGTAGGAAAACAATGGAGAGTCCAGATAGTAGAAATGGATGGACAAGAAGAAGATACAGATATAACTAAACGTGCAGTTTATATAAAAACAATAGGTGATGATGAGACTACTGCTAAGTATAAAATAAAATCAGAGAAGTTTAAGCTTATATCAAAGTACTTTCAGAAAAGCTACGAGGCTTCTATTAAGGAATACAAAGATGATGCTGCTGCTGATATTGCATTTATGAGTGGCACTGACGGTCAGATAAGTACTCCTGTAAATGCACTAGGTTCTCTAATATGGCATTTAGGTATGAGCTTAGGAAGTAATATCCAAGAGTTTGATACTATACAAAACCTACAAAACTTAATAGACAAAGGATTCACAGTACTTAAATCTGAAACAGATAAAAGAAAGAAAATAGAAGTTAAAGGAAAAGCTGCATTTAAGGTAATCTTTGATAGAGCTAGACTTATAGAGATATTTAAATCTCTATCTCCGACTACAACCTTCCCTCGTACTGGGTTAAGCATAGGTACGGTAAATGAAAAACCTATACCTTATTACGATGCAGATTTTGCTAAAAAGGGTATGAAGTTCCTGGCTAGCCTAGCTCCGTACTTCACAAGTAGATCTGCTGAGAGTTTTGTGACTGCTGTTAACACGGCTACATTCCCATTAAATATGTCTACCCCTATTGCTGAATTACCTGCAATAGTTAAAGCAGACCTAGCTAAGAATAAAGATAAGGCCTTTGAGTTGTATAAAAAGGATCCATTCATATTTCCACCTGGCATGGAACCTAGCCACTTATTTAACCATCTTCTGAATAATGAAAAGTTTTCAGAGGGATTTAGTGTGAATCCGTTATCAGCTATTAGAGATTATGCAGAAGATGGATTAGAATACGAAGACTTTAATAGTGTTGATTCTATTCTTTCAAGACTACAAGCCTTTATAAATAACGATGATGCTACCACCTATGGGGTAACCGTTCCTTCTATGGGGGACAGGGCAATTATGATGTACATGAACATGCCTAGACTATCTGGTCACACAAAGGATAGTCTTAATATGAACTACCAACAGGCATTCATAAAAGGAATACTTCAAGATCTTCTTAGAATAAAAGAAGCTAAAAAGACAATTGCAGATCCTAATGCCACTAAGATATCAGACTATCATACTGGAGACACTACTGGTATAAGCAGTGAGTTTATGCAGTTTGATGGTATAAATAAAGACGGGGAAAGAATTGTAACTGATGTGTTTATCAGTGAAAAAGGTGGTGGAATGTATATGTCGGATCTTGCTGAGGATTATATAAAAGCACGTAACAACGGCATTCCTTTAAATCCACAACTAAAGGAATTTGCAAATGAGCTAAGCAGGATGACAGCAGATCTCACTTTGTTCTACGAAGATGCTGCAATTCAAATTGCAAAACTTATTGAAACGTCTAATAGGAAAAAAGACTTAAGTAGTAAACAGTTATCAAAATGGGCAGAGGGAACTAAGATTGTAGAATCTTCTGATAACTCTAAGTTTGTTCAAATGGCAACCCCACTTTTTTTAGACTTTCTTATTCATGAAGATGTAGGTAGAAATGAGGTTATTAAAATAACGAGAGGTAATAGAGCTATGTTCAAGAGTGTAGAGGATTTTACTAAACGTCAAAGAACTCTTGGAACCCCTGGGACTAAGCTTGCAGAGAAAGGAACACTTGGTAAAAAAGAATCACAAAAAGTAACATGGCTTGACGATCCTATGGGGTATGGAGCCATCTCTGAATACGAAGAGTTAGTATTTGATGATCCAAAAGGACAGATTACTTCTGCCATTGCACAGAAAATGAATGATTGGGCAACTAGAACTACTGAGCAACTTATACGATCTGGATATAGCCCAGAGGAAGCTGCGTTTACTTCACAGTACATGGCAGGTGAATTTGAAGAGCACGATGGTTTAACTCTTATCTCAATAGATTGGTTGAGAGAAATAATGGACGGGCAAGGAGAGTGGGATGATTATCATGAATTAGCTTACAAAAATTATAAACAAGATCCTGAGGGAAGATTTTTATATCCACTAGGAGTTAAGTTACCTAAAGGAGCAAAGGCTGGGCAAGAAATCCCATTCAGGCCCTATAAGCCATTTGGCAATGAGATTAAACGTGTAGGAAATACTGTAGTTTCGGACATTACTAAGACAGCTTATTTCCCAATACTTAAATCGTACAGTAAAGCATTCCCAGTCATGGATGACATGAGGATGAGAATGGAGGCCAACCCACTTGAAGCAAACAATCCTTATGCAGGGATGAAAAAAATACATACAGCTAGTGCTATATCTGCCAAGAAGGGGGTTAAGTTGAATGTACTTGATATTAAGAACTGGTCACCTATGCAAGGTGGATTTTTTGCTAATGTAAAATCTAATAGAAACAGCACATCTGCTTTACGTTTTCCTCAAACCATTCCACCTGCAAAAGAAAAATCCGAGACAATTTTCGGTAGACAAGTGAAAAAGAATGCTATTGCTAACGTAGTATCATCTGCAACTTATTTTTACAATGCAGGATTAAAAGAAGAGGTGCCTGTATTTGGTGAAGACATGACAGCACTTTATCATGCAGCTATTGAGGAAAGAATTAAAAGAGACCTTGAGTCTGTAAACAATCAAATAGGTTTAGGTCAATTTAGAAAGATTGTTGAAAAACTTAAGCTTGAGACATCTACTAATAGTAAAGTAAACATAGATGCTATTCAAAATGCTGAAGAGTTTAAAGAAGCTAAAAAGAAACTGATTAAAAATATTAGATCCTTAATTGAGAGTCAAGCTATAGAAAGAGAATTAAGTGATAACTTCATTAAAGCTCTTGATATAACTATAGACCCTGTTACTGGTATTACAAGATTCTCTATACCACTTGACTTCCCTGTATACGGTACAGCATTCCAAACAGCATTACTTAGCATCTATAACAACAATGTATTTAAGCAATATGTATCAGGATACGAGGCTGTACAAACTGCAGCTTTAGGTGGATTCGGAGTAGACAACACTCTTAATTTCTTAGAGATTGTGGATCACCCTTCTAATGAAGGTAGGGGCACTAGGTTAGCCCACGCTGAGATAATGGTTAGAGAGGATGTGCTTAGAAGATTTGGCATAGAGCCAGGTGCAGACTTAGATCTTGCCAACATTCCAGAAGAGCTTAGAAGAATCATTGGTTATCGTATCCCTAACCAGGATAAGGCATCCACCATTATCTTCAAGATTAAAGCTGTACTTCCTGCTGGATATGAAAAAGCAATTGTAGTTCCCCCACAGCTTGTAAAGCTAATGGGATCTGACTTTGACGTAGATAAAATGTTCTTGATGTTTCCAGAAATTGAGAATGGTGTAAAAGTAAAGCCTAATTACTTTGAGCTTTCTAGAACTAAGGACGTATCTAAAGTTAATGATAAGGAACTAATGAATATTATCTTGGATACAATCGAAGCTGTATTCTCTTCCCCAGAACACTACCTTGAGACACTAAGACCACTTGATGATGACGTTTTAAAAAATATTAGAACTAGTATTGTGAGTCTAAACGAGTCTTTAAAACCTAATAAAGTATTTACAGGAGGTATGTATGAAACTCAAAGTGCTGTAAGAAACTTGCTAGGAACCAAATTAAGAGGACTTTGGGCTAATGCAATGGCTGGTAGAAACGTAGCAGCTGCATCAGATGACTTTAATTTGGTGTCAGAGTTTGCAATTAAAATTCAAGGAGAATTGGTAAATACTAGCTTTCTTAAAGCCATCCCAAAAAATGCAGGATATAAGTATGACTCTGGTCTTACTACAGATAGAATTAGTAGCCGATATGTAACTGCAGCTGTGGATGGTACCAAAGCTCCATACCACTATATAGTGAATGACAGCCCAATAACTTTTCCAGTAGAGTTGCTGTGGATACATTATCATGGGGATACAGAATTACTACATCACTTTTTAAACCAGCCAATTATCAGAGATTTTGTAGACGTCATGGCAAATGAACACAATGATGATTTGTCTGCTATGAATAGAGCTTATAAAAAAATTGCTGAGAAATATGATATAGCACTAGGCAGTGATGGTCTTCCTCAGAATTATAAAAAAATACCTAGTACATATACAATGTCTAGAGATCAAATCATGACTTTATCTGTTAAGCCTGCTAGAGCTCTGCAAAACTTTATGAAAATGTATACAGCAGGTAAACAGCTTAAGGAGGCATTTAAACTGCTTACTCCAGATACCATGACAGGCATTAACAGGATAGAGGCAGTTCAAGCATTTGTAGAGAGACGGCAAAAGTTTAACAATCCAAAAGGTGGGCTAATGGATAATGCACCTATAGCATTCTATGGTAGATCTAAAGATGAAAACATTCTTACACAATTTTATGATGAGAATTCCATCTACGGATTTGAGAGAGGGTACTATAATCTGCTAGTAGAAATGCTTGGAGTTGCTGGTACTGTATTCCCAATGACTACATCAGAGTCAGCTATTAAATTTAAAGAGGGTATCAAAGCAGCTACAGGAAGAGAGACACTAAGTGTAGAGCAGCACAGAGATATTAATGCTGCTATGATGTTTACAATTTTGACAAAAAAAGATTCCCCACTTAGTGTATATTTTAATGTACCATACAGTGAAGACTTATACAAACCAGGTAAAGGAAAGTTTACCTTGTGGGCAAGAGTTCAAAATGCTTTACAGAAATACGGAAACCTTTCTGGGAATGAATTCTTATCTAAACTTAGCGAAGATGACAATAACAAATCTGTAAAAGGATTTGTAACTTTTAACTTTGATGCCACACAACAGTATGCACCAGAGGAAAAGTCAAGGATTCAAGAAGACTTGTACAACCTAATGTACAGACCAGAAGCTTATTTAACAAAGCCTGGTAAAGATGCTACAGAGCAAACAATACAAAAGTATAAAGGATCTATAGAAGAAATTAAGAAGATAGGGTTTGATTTATCTATGCACACCTTAATCTCTAACGGGTTTAGGAAGTCGGCATTTAACTATGCTACTATGATCCCACCACAGTTTTGGCTGCAACCTCTTAAAAGAGAAATGGCTGGATTACCTGATATAAGTGTAGCGGATTACTTACATAAGCAATCTATGAACATGCAAACAGGCAACTACTTTACAGCTGAGGACTTAGTCAAGTTCTTTAGAATATTTGGGGAGATACGTCCTGGTGGGTCTAACCTCACAGATAGACAGAGTCTAGGGATAACAGTAACCAAGCTTGCTAAAGAACATTACACCAATGTTGAAAAGTATGGTGGTTACCCTCCAGCAGTTATGGTATTTAGAACTAAAAAAGGAGAGTCAGGTGTGTACGTCCTAAGCCCAAACTATAAGCAGGGCTCAGATAAAGCTTTATATTTGTCTCTTAACAAAACAGCTAATACCAAAAAGCATATTGTGGGGGGAGAATATCTTAATATAAAAGTTGTAGGTAAAGAAACTAGTATAGATAGTGTATTGCCATTCTTCCAAGGATTGTATATAGCTGGAGCTAAAAAAGTAGCTCCTTCAGATGTTACTCAAATTTGTATGTTATAAAATAAAAATAAATGGCCTGTAAAGTATTTGAAATTAGCACTGAAGGAGAGCCACAACCATCAATAAGATATCAAAGTTTATTTGATACTATAGAAGGTAATGCCTCTAACAAAGAAAAAGCTATTAAATATAGCTTACTCGACGGGTTTACCGAGTATTTCACTGTAAACAGCAACGGGGATCTAATAACTAAAGGTGATATAAAAGATCCTAAGCACATTGTAAATTCAATGAATACTACAATTGCTAGATACTTCAAGCCCAATGGTAGTGTGGAGAAGTTCTTAACTGCCAAAAAAATAGGTATAAATAGATATCAAGTCAGCATTAACGATAGTTTCTTTCAACCTATTGAGACTCTTGCCAAACAAGCATACATTCCTGAAGTCACCAACGAGCAACTAGAAGAAGCATTTAAGCAATTAATAGCCCCTAAAGTTGCTGAGATGGAAGAAGAGTTTGTAGAGACTCAACCTCTTTCACGTAAACAAGAAGCATTCAAAGACATTCCAAAATTAGCTGACCAGGTAAGACATCTTATAAACACTTTCTCAGCAGCAGGTATTGTAATTAAGGTAAACTTTGATGATACAATAGACACTAAGGGAAAGGCTAAAGCTAATAGTGATGGCACTGTAAACATTACTCTTAACCCTGATCTTATGACTGAGGATACTCATATACATGAGTTCAGTCATATCTTAATTGATTTGCTTGGGGAGGATAATGCTTTAGTTAAACAAGCATTGAATCTTGTAAAAGGCACAGACCTCTACACCCAAGTAGCAGAAGCTTATCCAGAATTATCTGAACAGGCTCTAGCCAAGGAAACACTTGTAACATCTATGGGTATACTAGGTGCTAGAAGACAAAAAGGAAAATCTGTATTTGAAACTGCAATTAATAAATTTATTCGAGCTATAAAAAGTTTCTTTGGAATAGATGACAATGCTGTAGAGACTCTTTTGGATAAGCTATTTAGCAAAAGATTAAATGCTAATGAATTTACAGGCACCTTAACTGAAGAAGAGCAGAATAGTAAAGTTCTTAATAAAAAGATTTCGGATATCAAAGACTTGATGAAGCTTACGACTGAAACACTTCAGTCCCAGCTCATGAGACTTGAGGCTCTTCCAATAAAGAATGATGATGTCATAGTACAGATAAAGTCCCAGCTTAGTACATTTAAAAATATTCAAGAAACTAACGATGATGCAAAAAAGAAAATAAAGGGGGCAGTAGCCAAAGCAGAACAGGTGGAAGACTTCATAGGATTTGTAGACTATATGTCAAGAATAGTAAAGACTAATGAAGAAAGCATAAACTACATGATGAGCTTCTCTGATGAAAGTCTTATAAATATGTCTGAAGAAGAGAGATGTGGTCTTCTGAATACTATGTACCACTTAGGTAACAATATTCAAGACTTCTTTGGAGGTGGTGATAACAGTATTGCAAGCAAACTTCAAGGCTCTATTGAAGATAGAAAAACATCTAGAATTAATAGTAAACAACAGATAGTCCTATCCTCTATGGAGGAAAAGGTAGACAATCTGGTTAAGAAACTAAGAAGTCAACAGATGCAATATAAAAATATTGGAACAGTGCTTACAGCAGATCTCATATTAGAATATAGTACTCCAGAGATAAATAGTGACATTGAAGTTCTTATAAACAATATTAAGACTAACAAACGTCTTATTGCTATTAAGGGAGATGAAGAATACTACAAACTGAAAGATGATCTTAAAGAAAAAAAGATTTCTCAAGAGGATTACGAGACGGCAATGATAGACCTTAACATACAGCAGCTTAAAAATAAAAAGATTTCACGAGAGACTCTAATAAATGAACTTAGAGAGGCACAACTTGATAAGTCTGCCTACTCTCTGTACATGGACCCGCTGATCTACTCGTCTCAAGTATCTATACAGTTGTTTACATCAATGGTAAAGAATAAACTTTACCAAGCATCGGCTGATACCAGAGATGTAATAGATGAGCTTGCCCCTGCTTATAAAGAATTTGCAGAATTTAAAGGATCGGACTTAGATCCTACCAGTTTCAACTCTGATATCTTAGAGACTCAGACTTATTATATACGTGATACTTCAGGAAAAATGAAGCCTATGCAAATGCTAAGCTTTGTGCAGCCTTATAATGTGACTAAGTTCCACGAGGATGAGTACCAAATGAGAAAATCTTTAAAGACAAAGTATGCTCAACCTGAGTACGGTACTACAGAGTATAGAGACTGGGCTAAGAGTGATGCAGGTGCTCGGTTCTTTACAGAGGTAGCTAATTGGTATAAGAAAAATACAATTGTAACACAAGAAGGGGTTGAAGCTGTAGCAGATCTCGATGCCAGGATTAAAGACTTGAATAAAAAAATGGTTGGAGTGCAGTCCAACCCAGACTTAGCAGCTATTTATGAGGCTCATAAACTAGACCTTCTACAACAAAAAGCTAGAATGTTTGACAGCAAAAACGATCAGTATAAAGGAATAGCAGTTAGACCAAACTCTAACTATGCTAACCCTAAGTATACGGCTCTAATGTCTAATCCTAATTCTCCAGCAGCTAAGTATTACACAGCTCTTCTTAAAGTTTATAATGAACACCAGAAGATGTCTGGTAAGCAGATACCTCATAAGAATGATTGGGATAAAGTATCGTATGTAGTCCCATCAGTAGAGGCTCAGGGTCTAGAAAAGTTACAAGGAGACAACTACAATGTATTTAAGTCTACTAAAGATTTTGCAAATAGAGAATTTGCATTCCTCTCAACTGATGATTCATATGGTGCAGTTATCAATGCTAATAAAGAACAACGAAATAAGATTGTCCCAGTACACTACATCAATCCAACAGAAGCCAGGTTCGTAAGCCATGACGTAGGTTCTACAGTTGTACTGTATGCTGGTATGGCTAATATGTTTAGAAGGAAGTCTCAAATTACAGGAGCTGTCATTATGATGAGAGACCTTGTAGAAGGAAGAGAAATACTTGAACAGAATGTACAGGGTAATCCTGTATTGTCTGCTGCTGCTAAAGCAGCTGGAGTTAATAGATTTACCAGAAAAAAAGGAGTATCAAATAACTTTCAACACGTATCTGAGTTTATAGATAAGGAATTCTTTGGGGAGAAAGAAATTAAACAAGAATTTAATATTTTGGGGAGAGTAGTAAATGTAAACAAAGTGGTAAATAAACTTGCTACTTTCTCAGCATTGAATACTCTTGCTTTGAATGCTCTACAGGCAACTAACCAGTTCTTAATTGATAATGAAAAACTAGCAGAAGAAGCAGTAGCTGGTCAATTCTTTGACACTAAAAATCTTACTTGGGCTAAAGTAACTTATACTAAATCTATGTTATCTGGGGAAACTATCTCAGATGCAGGTAAATTTAATAAAGAAACAAAACTTGCTAGATTTATTCAAGAGTTTGACTTATTAGGAGTAGAACTTTCAAACTATACAGAGAAACGTACAGGTAACAGGGCTCTTAAAGCAGTAGATACTCAAAGCCTATTCATCCTGCAGCATATGGCTGAACACGAGACAGCTGTAACCAGGGGGTTAGCTTTAGCTGATACATATAAGGGTAAACTCAAAGATAAGAACGGAGAAGTAATTAAAAATGCTGATGGTTCTGAGGCTAATCTATATGATGTGTTTGACAAAGATGCTAGTGGTAAGTGGAAGATAGATCCTAGAGTGGCTAACTTTAAGCCTATACAAATGATAAATCTTGTATCTGGGGTATACAAGAAAACCAACCAGATTAAGACTGCTATTGATGACCCTATCTTAAACAGACGATGGTATGGTAAAGCTCTTTTGATGTATCGTAGATATTTCCAACCAGGTTTAAGAAAGAGATTTGGATTTGGGGATCAGATACACCTAGATACAGAAGTAAATGGAATTAGTGAAGGTATGTATATCAGTTTTGGTAGATACGTAAAAGAATCTGTATCTAAAGGGTTAAAGTTTGGCAGTGTGTATCAAATTTTAAGTCCAATGGAAAAGCAGAATGTTAAACGTACTAGTATGGAGCTTGGATTTAAAGTAACAGCAACTGCAATAGCAGCCGTAGCTTTAGGAATGATGAGTGATGATGATGACGATGATGATTATGCAGCAGCATTTGTAGCTTATCAAGCTTTGAGAATATCATCAGAGTTATCTCAGTTCTACAACCCTATGGAATTCTACAGGTTTGCCTCATCTCCAACAGCTTTGTCTAAGCCTTTTATTAATAGCATGAAACTAGTGGATCATCTGTTATTCAAAGAGATTCCATACAGAACTGGATTAAGAGATGAAGATGGTATCTACTATGAAAGAAAATCTGGTAAGTATGAAAAAGGAGATCTTAAGTTAACTAAGATGTTAGAAGATCTAGCACCAATCTTTAGAGGTCTAGATAAATCCTCTAACCCTCAAGAATCTCTTAAATTCTTTATTGCTCCTCCAGGAGTATCATAATAGGCTTAAAAAAAGGGGCTTTCGCCCCTTTCTTTTTCACCACCAAGATGAGTATATTATTTTATACCCGTCTCTAAGATACTGTCTAGCATCATGGATAAACTGTAGATCTTTCTTCCTGTCATCTTCGGCCCACTTATCATTAGAATAAGAGTCATCCCCAAAGAAAAACCCTCCAGTTGCTGGAAGAGATTTGTCAGTCACATCTTTCTCTAGTCTATCTAGATCCTCGTCAGTTAATTCTAAATCGACACAATTAAAATCTCTATTAGAATCTGGATTCTTATCTCTATAGAGATATTCCATCCATCCTTGTAGACGATTGTGTTTTCTCCAATAGGCAATATCAATGTCTACTGGTTCTTCTTCGTCAGGTTTAACCTCCCTGGCATAAGCATACTGGTCTAATCCCATTACTTGTCCTCCTTAATTTTAAGTTTATCATGATTTTCCATCAGCTTCTTTAAGTACAGAGCTAGATCAAGAGCTTCTTCGTAGGCATGTTGCAGCCACTCTTGTTTAGACAGGTCCTTCCTATCCATAGTTGTACCGTATGTTGCTAATCCTCTTTCTTCACGAATCTTTAGATCCATGATTACTGATGCTAATAAGTTACTTGGTTCTTTCATTGCTCACCTCCTTTGTTTTGTTCACCCTGACTTATTGCTAATAAATGTAAGGGTATAGTGTGACTTTGCTTTTTCATTTGGTATCATTGCTGTTTGTTTACTCATTGTTTTTATACCCGTTAAGGATTTTTATAATAGGTTATTACTATTTTGCATCGTTTAGGGTATAATTTCCATTATCCCAGAAGTGATCACAAGTTTTATCTTCTTTGAGAGGAATGCCTAAGAAGTAACTCTGCCGACTACTTGGACTAGCAGTACTTCTATGGCATCTCTCCCTCATAGGACAATCTTTTCCTGAACACATTGTAATATCTGGCATAGGTTAATTATTATTTACCCAATCAATAGGACTGGATAGATTATCATTAGCTTTCATAAAGCAATTACTCCCAACAAACCCAGCTTTCATACTTCCGTATACCTCAGCTGCTGGATGTGCAGCAGTAATTACAACGTGGGATTTGCCATCGTACATATTCGTCCCCTCAACTAAGGTTTTGAATCTGTTCTGTGCATACTTACCCCATAGTAGAAATACAACATTATCTTTCTCTCTAATCATCTTAGTAACCATCCCATCTACAAAGCCTTTCCATAAGCTTTCATGAGAATTCGGATGACCCTTTACCACAGTTAATGTTGTATTGAGAAGGAGTACCCCTTGCTTTGCCCAGTGTTCTAGACTGAAATCAAAATTAGGTAGTTCTTCTTCCCCGTGTTCCAAACATAGCTCTTTATAAATAACTCTAAGACTTGGGTTAATCTTAAACCCTGCTCTAACCCCGAAGGCTAGACCAGTAGCAGCTCCATTGTGATACGGATCTTGGCCAATGATCACTGCTTTCAAATCTTTAAGTTGAGTCATCTCAAAAGCTCGAAGAACCTCTGGACTGCTTGGGTAAACAATCCTAGAGGTTCTTTCTGCTTTTAAAGTTGACTTGAGCATTTCGTATTCAAGACCGAGCTCTTCAGTTACTTTCGTGTAAACTGGAGCCCAATCCCCTAATTGTTCAAGTACTTTTGACATTAAATTTTCTTTCTATTATTGATTTTGGTGTGTAATAATACTCTGGATTGAATCTTTCTTTGGACATATCAAATGCTGAGTGCAGCTCATTCTCTGCAGGGATACTACAGTCTAGCTTCTCCTCAAGCTCAGCTCTTAGAATCTGAGACTTGAATAGAACTTTAGCTGTTTGACCATCCATGTTAAACCCATGATAATCTAGAATCTTTAACTTCAGGAAGTCATCAATTTTAGAATACTCACTATTCATCAAGCAATCATAGGCATTCTGTGATGTCTCTGGAACTTCAAATACAAACATTACATGACTTGAGTCAGTGTCAATCTTACGTTTAAATGTTCTGAATGCACATAGTGCAGCTTCGAACTTTAAGAATAAGACATCCCCTGAGAATCTGTACAGCATTGCAATGATGTTCTTCTCATCAACAGTTTCTACAAAAGCATTAACGAAATACTTATCCCACAAGAATAAATCTCTATTACCTCCCAACAAAGGGGCTGCAAATATTGAAGATAAGTTCAATATTGCAATAGATAAGTCATAGGCTTGTGCAGGGTTATTTGGATTCCCATTTACAGCTAGCTTTTGAATTATATTAATCTTGTAAGGAGTCTTTAACTTAGGTCTGATGACCTGCCCGACATGGTAATCCAACTCTACACCTTCTAGTTTAATGATATCATAAGATTCATTATAGATTGGCTTGAATTGTTGTATATCACCAGATAATCTTACTGTTCTAGCATTAATAATGGTTAGAAAGGATTTACCAGGTTTCCCAGGAGGAAGATTCAGGGGCAGATTCTGTTGGTTCATTCTCTTCAGGTTTAGAGTTAATACATATTAAAGACTGTAATTCAGGTAATTCTAGTTTAACCTCTCGTAGTATATCTTCTTTAGTTCTAAGAAGGTATACCAGTCGAAAGTTAACAAAGAACTGTTCTAGCCCTTCAATCACCCCAAACTTTTCTACATATTTTCTCAACACAAACCCTTCGATTTCTTTATCACGATCCTTCAGCCAATTCTCTGCTGTCTTGATTCCTACACCTGGGATACCTTGGATGTTATCCGTGCTATCCCCCATTAAGACTTGTTTCCATAAAAATTTCTCGGCATCTATTTCATTAGTTGTCACAAACTCTACTTTTTGATAATTAAAATGCTTGCCTATGCATTGATGCAGTACATCTTTATCAGGAGAGCAAATCACAGTCCTCCAATCATTGTTGTTTACTCCATAGTAAGCAACGAGATCATCAGCCTCTAATCCTTCGAACTCCATAAAAGTGTACCTCTGTTTCAAGTACTCTCTTAATGCATAGAATATAATTGGTTTGGGACGATGCTTACGATTAGCTTTATAAGTTGAAGAGACTCGGTATCGATAACCACTCTTCCCTGTTAGAAAACCAACGTAGGCATTAGCATTACAACTTGTAAGGATAGTCTCCACTCTAGAGTCAATACCACTTAAGGCTTGCTCTAGAGTGGGCTTGTCCATCTCGTAATATAATAAGCTATCCCCGTCAATTAGACATATCGTACTCTCTTTTCCTTCTGTGTCTATACGGTCAATCATAGCTTATAAAGAATTTAGTTCATCTTGTTCTTCTAGAAGTTTCTTTGCCTTCTCTATTGATAAAGCCACAGCTTCTTCTCTCATCTCATCCCACTCAGCATCTGTCATAGCTGCATAAGTAGAAGAATGATAGATAGAACCGTTAACTCCAGCCAAGCTTGAGTGAACAAAATACTGCAAACATCTTACTGCACCACTCTCATCATCAGGAATAGCACCGATATGCATTGGGTCAACAAATATGTTGTGAATCTCACCACGGTATCCAGAGATATACTTTAGACCACCGAAATGCAAACCTGGTACACAAGATGCATAGTCATTAGTGTTTACCTTATCCCAAGAATCTAGACGATGTACACAGCCCACCTTAATAAAATGGCCTGGGGTTCCATATCCATTAGCTCCTTCACAATGAAATGCATCACCACCACTCCCCATAACTGCAGGCTCGAATAAACGATCCTCTACAAATTCTGGGAGCCCTTCTGACTCAATCTCACCTGTGTCTACATTAAAAGTTCTGTTGTAACGGTCATGAACCTCACCAGTCTCAGGGTCAAACTTATGAAGGATCTCTTTGGATACTTTGTAACCATTCAAAAGCCCCTCCTTAGTAATCTTCATCTGATACATAGTAGCAGCGGCAATAGCCCTCTCATCAGAGAAACCCATCTCCTCTGTATACTTCTTAAATAGTACAGGGTGTACATACTGAAGGTTTACAAAGTTGAAGAATCTTTGAGAAAAGTCTTGACCCATCTCACTTTTAATCTTCTTTCTGAGGATAGGGTTACGAAGCCATCTAGTCCACATCTTAACTAAAGGATTGAAGTCAATCCCTCTGTCAATAGATTCATAGATTCTCTCTACCAAAGCCTCAGGCATTGGGATAGTAGATACAGTCTCCCCATGCTTCAGAAAGAACTCCCCAGTAGCTCTGTTTACAAAGATAAACTCACACTTATCTTGAATAAGTGCAGTGTAATCTTCTTGGGTGTTTAGTCCAAACTCATCTATAAACTTACGATACTCCTCAATAGTAGTAGAGTCGTTAGCAAGTTCAGCAAGTTTACTCAGTTTCTCATACAGCTTAGGGCTATGCTGAACAGAGAACGGAGTGTCTCCATAGGATCCGCAGATCCTGTCTTCAATCACGTTGATATTGATCATGTTTAATTATTTACTATAAATATACGAATTAATTTAGCTCAGGGATTGGGATTTCCAATACCTGCAAGGCTTTCAAATAGATTAATACCTGCTCATTAGCTTCTGTTCTATTGTAAGTATTTAAGTTTGGAAGCATATGCTTAGTGTCTTTTGCAAACTCATCAGCAAATCTTACAACCTCCATAAACTTAGCATCCAAGACTTTTACTCCTGGGATGTCAGATAGAACAAAATACTTAGCAGATAACTCAGCTTTCATATCATCAGATATGTCAGCTGCACATAACAATTCAAAGTCAATAAGTTTAGTTATATTTTCTTTTACATCTCTTAACACTTCTTCTCCTGGTGTTTTGTAGAATACAATAGAATCAAACTTTCTATAAATATTTATTAGATATTTATATACTTCATTATACTTTTCATCAATAAAATCAAAGTTAAAGCAATCATCATAAGAGCTAAAACTTTCCCAAACAGAGAACTGCTTAGCCCATATATGATTAGCAAATACCTTAACAGCATGGTGACAAGTATAATTACCTTCAACATCTATAGTCCTAAAGAACTCATCAATGTGTCTGTAATTAGGCAAGTCTCTCACATGTTTTACATTTGACTCACTAAGCTTTAATAGCTGAGTTTGCTCACTGTAATCTACACCTGAAATCATTTCAAAGTAACCACCACGATCAGTAAATCTAGTAGCAAGACAATCAAAGTAATATAAGGTATCACTTGCATTACCATGAGGAATCCAAGAATAATTATTCTTAATCACAGTTTTAAAACTAGGATTAAAATTCTTGAGAATAGCAGCAGCCATCTTTAACTTCTCAGCATCCTCATCAGTACCATAGTAAGTTGGGATTGTACTGTTAACAATTGTACGTAGAGTTGGCTCTACCTTATCCCATATATAGTCAGAATAAGAGTTACCTGCTTTTCTGTGATCATCAGGACGAGGAGTGTAAGCTACAATCTGAGAGTTAAGCTTACGTCTCTCCTCTGGGGTTAAACTACCTCCATATTGAGATTCAATAGCAGCATTACTCTCAGCACCATCAAACAACTCCTTGATATTATCAGGGAGAACAACATCATCATAATTGATATAGTTCTCTGATGCTTTAATCAAAGGTTCTATCAGGTTCTGATTACCAAGCTTCTTATCATACTCAGACTGATGGTAAGCAATATCACTGGTTGTAGCATTAGCTATCTGATCCTCTAAATAATTAAGAGTAGTCTTCTTAATAGTTACAAAAGGACCATGCTGTTGATACAAGTAAAAGTCCTTATACTTATTAGCATTACCAGTACGATAGAATACTTTCCTATCCCCCATCTGATCCCAATGGTCTATCTTGTCTGAGGTATACTCAAACTCTACATTTATCTTATCAGCACTTGACTTCTTATTCTGCTTCTGATTATGAATCTTTACTGAAAAGCCATTAAGAGTTGACGGAATGCTAGTAAATTTAATAAACGGATTAGGATGATACTTAGGCTTGATTGTCTTAGTATCAATGATTTTAGATAAGATTGCAAGGGTTTTTGTACTTGGGTCATCTGAATTTTTATTAGTTGCTCTTCCCCCAATAACCTGTCTACAGGTATCCAACCACTTAAGGAAGTCTGTCTCTAACAACTCTTTCTCCACTAAAGTAGTTACCTCGTCTGCAGCTGCATCGATAAGCTTCTGAATAAAAGCTTTAGTCGAATCACTCCAGATAACTTTCTCTCGTGACGGAGTTACCTCAACACCATCCTGAATGATTACCTCTTGCCCTTCCTCATCAATGTAAGACTGTTTAACTGGACACTTCAAACCTACAGGGCCATACAGGTCCTGCATCTCTAGTTCTCTAAAGTCTACATAACCATAATTAATACCTGTCTCAGCTCCCTCTTCTTTTACAATAACAATATGAGGCTTTCTCAAGTAGTTATTAGTAGAAACAATTAGATGTTTAGAGTTATAGATAACCTCACTCTTAATAATCTGCTTTGTTTTACTCCCATTCATTTCTACATAAAAGGTAACATTGTCCAGATAATTAAGCTGTTCTTCTATAGCCTCTTCAAATCTAGATGAGTTGTGAGACTTAACACCAAGGCTTACCTCAGTCCAGTTAAGATCATTAGTATCCTCATAATATACTATAGATCCATCTGACAAAGTAGTTGATGGGTTAATCTGCCCTGTTACAAGATTGAACTTTGGGATGATAAAGTCAGTCTTATAGTTAAAACAATTAGCCTTGAATCTTTTGCCATTGTATACCGTCTCAATAGTGTAGAAGTCTACACCAGTTGACAGACCTACCTTAGCACCTAAGCCAAAAGCACCGAAGTTCTGACTTGTGTTACGTTTAGTAGAATAGCCTAGTTCAAGGATACCCTCTAATCTCTTAGCTCCGATACCTACACCATAATCCTTGATGATTAGCTTATCACAATAGCCAATGCCTTCATTGTGCTGATAAGTTATCTCAACATGATTACGTACAATATCTAAGTTAGAGATAGAGTAGTAGCTAGGGTCAAAGTTAGAATCAGAGTACTGCTCCCCATCTCTGGTTATGTAGTAATCTGATGCTTGTTTAACCCCAGTAAGAATCTCAATAGCCATCTCCTTCTCTCGTTGAGCATCGCAGGCATTTGTTACCAGCTCTCTGACGGTCGAAGGTATTGGGGTGGAATACTGAGTAGACTGCAAGATATCAAAGACAAGCTTCTCAGCTCCTTTGTTAATCCTCTTAGCCACCCCCTTATCCATACCAATGTAGTTTTCTTCAATAGTTTTAATACTCATTAGTTGGGAATAATAAAAAAGGCCTAGATTACTCTAGACCTTTCATTAGTTAAATTTTTAATTATAGAGCTAGTATCTTATCAATTGATTCTAAGACCTGCTTCTGATTTTTAGGGAGATATAGTGGGACTACTATCCCCTCTCGTATAAGTGTCTGCTTAAATAGTTTCCATGTATTAGGAAATCTCTCATTAGCAAAACCTTTACACTCGATCACCCACTTAATCTTTCCTTTGGCATCATACCCTACAAAGTCTGGGGTGTATGTGATATCACGAACCTTTCCGTTCCCTTTATCCTTAAAATCCCCACTAGGGAGAGTCTCCCAAGAACATTGAGGGTAGTCAAACCCTTGCATAATGATGAACTTACGTTGTTCATACTCAAATTTTAACTCAAATTCTAATAGCTTACGATACGTAAACACTTCCAACATTGACTTGAACTGTATGCCGTCAACTACCTTTTGAATAGATTTTATCTTTCCTCGGGAGCCTTTTTTGGGACCAGCTTTTCGTACAGTATTGGATCGAGTTCTTGTATTTTGTCTAGCCATGTTCGTTCTAAATATTTTGCAATTCTGATGTCTTGTACATCAAAAGTAGTGTAAGTACCTAGGTTGCTAAACAGAATTGCACAATTTTTTAGTATAGTGTCAATCTCTTCTCTAACTTCAGGGTCTGTATAGTATTTAGAATCAGTCATTTACGGTAGTTGAATGTTAATTATTCTCATTGCACAATCTTTTCCATGATCTCTAACAAGATCTGATATATCCTTAGATCTGTAATGTGCTGGGATGATGACATTGATTAGCTGATACGTATTACAAATTTTGTTAGCCATAGTCTGGCCTGGATTTGTATCAGAATTAAAGTCATTATCATACAGCACAACAATCAAGGTAAACCTTGTCTTGAGATGATCAATAAACTTATGACTAGGCATTTGCATCTCACTTTGAAAGGCTACAGCCTCATAGCCTACGGCATTTAAGGTCATAACATCCTTCAGTGATGAAGCAAGAAAGACAATGTTTCCACTGTCTTTCAATTGGCCGTAGCCCTGGATATCATTTTTAGTAGTATTACTGAACCACTTACCCTCTGTTTCCAACGGTCTATAGATCTTACATCTCCCGTTGATATTATATGCATAAGCCAGAGTGTGGCAGCTATACCGAACCTCATTGATCCAAAAGTAATCGATTGGTTCCACAGCAAATTTAACTAATAAATCTAGGTTTACCCCAAATTTACCCCAGAATTTAACATCTTCTAAAGTCCACCTTCTGCTACGTTTAGCAATAATAGTTGGCTTCTTATTTTCAATAACTTGATCTCCATAGGTAATAGCCATCTGAGCCCTTGTTATAGTTCCTACGTGAAGGCCTAATCCAAAGTCAGCATCTATTACCTTAAGTGCTTCTATAAATGTCAGACTATACTTACGTTGCACGTAACTAAAACAATCATGGCTATCCCCATTGCCAAAGTCCTTATACAATAACTTGCCATTGTACTGAATTATTGAGCATGTTGGGGATCTATCTTGTCTGAGTTCACTACAAAATTTGTCACCATTCTTCTTAAAACTGTGACAATAGAACTTAAAGATATCGTACTCTGAAATCTTACAAAGAACAGAGTCTTTATCCAAGTAGGCTTCGCTGTTCCTTATCTGTATCATAGATTACAAAAATAAAGAAAGGGGGCTCGTTAGCCCCCAATCTCATTAATCAATAACAACATATACACATAAACACAAAACAAATTATACGTCCCAGTCGTCCGATGCCGCAACTGGTGTCGTTATAGGGTCAGCCACAATCATAGTTGGGGAATAAACCTGTAACTTAAGATCCTTGTTATATTCAGCATTGAAAGAACCATAATCCTCATTTAAGGACTTAATAAACATGTCGTCTCTCATTGGTTTAAGTCTGCCAAAGTGACGGTTGTAAACAGCCTGATACTTGCCATCTTTAACACCTACAAGGACACGAAGTTTGTTAACACTTAGTACTTTTACATACTCCTGCAACTCTCTCATGTCACCCTCAGCAATAGCATCGATAGTATCAAATGAAATCTCACCACCATTGGCCACGTTAGCCCAAGCTTTGGTAAAGTTAATCAAAGTATCCTCACCAACATAAGCTTTTCTTGTCTTATCAGCATTCTTCCACCAGTCATAGGCAGGAACTTCTGCACTCCATGTAGTCTGACCAATGTTGTTAGCCCACATAAACTTATCCCCAGACTTAGATACACGATGCTTAGACTGCATCAGTATCTCGAATCTTGTAGTAAAAGATGCACCAGGAACTTCAGACCTAAGCCAGAATACCAGCTTATTATAGTCCTCTTCATTCAAGGTTACCTTGTACTCAGGCTCACTTCTGAGGTTAATACCAAGCTCTGAAAGCTCATCTTGTGTTGGGTTAACAGCAATAACTGATACTGGGGCAATACCTGAATACAGGGTTATGCCACCACCTGCTACAACTTCTTCTGAATTATTCGATTGAATAGCCATTTTAATAATTTTTAACGGTAATACATTTTATAAACAATATCTCTTCCCTCTCAGATTGCTGATTCTGCATCGACAATCAAGTCAAGCAGATCCAGTTGGTTAGGATTTGTAACCACCTCTGAATGGTTACGTTCTGTAACCGTTTCATCCAAACCGTGACTAGGTGTCACAGGTTGAACATTAGGGATAGTTACTGGGTTGTCCTCAGCAGTATCATCAATGATAGAGATACGTGTAATCTTACGACGAGCACGTAGTCCCTTAAGCTTTGGATGCTTGAATACCTCTGTAGTTTCTACAGCTGATAGACCATACTTAATAGCAATAGCGGCTCTATCCATGCCGTTATTCAAGTCTCCAAGGACTGATGATACAGTGATTACTGTAGTTGGTTGGGGTGTTGTTTCTTGAACAACTGTTGCTTCAATAGCCATTTGATTTGATTTAATGTGTTAGTCAATATAAATTTTACTCCAATCAAGTTCCATAACTTGACCTTTTAAATGCTCACAACGAGAGCCTGCCGTTATCTCTTCACTAGCATCGAATGAGATCATTGTCTTGTTTTGTTCTCTATAAATGTAGCCTATGGCATCCGAGTTAGAGCAAGCAATATTCCTAATCTTACCAGTTAAGTCGAGATCTTTAGAAGACACCTCCTTACCTTTCTTCTCAAGCATCTTATCCTTGAGGTGGCCGATATAAATGATGTGGTCAGATAGCATTTCTAATCTGTCCATCCATTTCTTAATAGCCATTCTAAGATACAGATAGCCTGCACCCTGAGGAAGAGACAATACCGACAACCCTTTGTTATCTGCATCGAAATTCTTACCCATTGGTGTTTGTCTGTACAATTCCTTAGCCTCTGACTCACACCACACCTCAAGCTGAGTGATAGTGTCAATGGCTATATACTTGTAGGGTTTCTTGGCCTGCATGATGGCCTTCCCTACTTGTCCTAACTCTGCAAGATTTGCAACCTTGATTTTAAGTGCTTCAACCATATCAGATCCTTGTTCCAGGTCTATGATTAAGCATCCATCAAGCTTAGCAATTGCAGTAGTCTTACCAATTTTTGGGGGCCCGTACATAATCATATGTCGTGGGCTTTTTCTTCCAACTGGTACTTTGTCTGTTGGCAATACTAATTCCATAGTTAATTAATTTACTTTTTTGGTCTTTCTTTGATTGAGAAGGTAGACAGATCTGATTCGTAAGGAATCATGCCTAGCTGACCATCCCTATTCTTTTCTACGTGACAGGCTAGTAAGCCAACTGGGTTCTCACCACAGTAGGCATCTGTTATCCCGTATAAATCATAAGGACGTTGCAGCATCATAACCACGTGAGCATCCTGGCCTATTGAGTCACCCCCGAATAGATCAGTTAACTGTGG